AGTTTCATGCATTGTATTACGTAATGAAACCACTTCTATAAATCTTCTTTTAGAATTATTATTTCTTTTTCTTCTTAATTCTACCATTTTATTATTATATCCATATAGTATTTTAATATTTAAATTTAGTGCATTAATTAAATCTTTAATTTTATTAATATTTTCATTATGATTACACTCTCTCACTATATCATCTAGAATGCGATTGAGATTATCAGACAATATTGTCGGAGGCTTTACAGATGCTGCTCCAAGAGCAAGAGCAAGTGGATTTTCTGTCATAGAATTAGGCTTCTTAGCCGGAGTAGGTAGTGACATGCAACCAGCGCCGAAACAACTGCCAAATCCACCTCTCTGTTTTCGTGTTCTTCTATTCTGACGCGTCTTGCCCCTTCTTAGCCTAGTCTTGGCCATCTATTTAGTATGATATACTAAATATATGAGCCCCAAAAATTGTTTTCTAGTTTTATAGTATCCACAGGCACACCATGTCTAGTAATCTAAGAGAGTTCCTTCAGCGTCATCAGATTCAAGATGGTGACAAGACGGTTCCTGCCACTATTACCATCCAGACCGGTGGTAAATACTTTATACCTGATGCAGATTATGAGGAGTTTCTTAGCCTCGTTCACATATTCATCTTCAAGGAGAAGGGTCGCCCTATGAATATCATTGAGCAACCACTCCCTGCAGGTCCGAAGCCCCTAGTGATTGATCTCGATTTTCGCTATCGTCGTGACCGAGCTCTTGACCACCCCTTTGAGCTCAGTCACATCCGCGCATTCAATGAGAAGCTCGTCGAGGGTCTCAACACATTCTTCGACCTCAGCCGCTATTCGCTTCTACGCTTCTTCGTAAGCTTGCGGCCCCAAGCATACGAGGACAAGAGCAAGGCCGCAATTAAGGACGGCGTGCACATTCAGTGCCCAGACATTGTCCTTTCTTATGAAAAGCAGGCCGTCCTCAGACGCTGGATGATGAGCCAAGACGCCATCACTGAAGCGTTCAAGGGCACCGGATTCACAAATCCACCCGTAGAAATCTACGATGAATCCTGCACGCGGAAGCAGGGCTGGTTCCTCTATGGTGAGAGTAAGCCCAATATTCCTGCATATGATCTCAAGGCAGTCCAGGTCTATACGCCCGAAAACGACAGTTGGACGAATGAGCCCACAGCACACTATGACTCAAGAGAGCTTCTTGAGCTCCTCAGTGTCCGCTATAACCTAGACCAGGATGACAATCAGGTCAGGGAGGAGATCAAGCCGTTTTATGAGCGGCTAGTCAGTAGTCCCACGCAGGCAGCGCCAGCAACCACGACCGACAATACTACACTTGATATTTCAGGAGAGATTCTCCACAATACGATTGTAAATGAGACGAGTAACGCCTATAGTGAGTCTGATACGGCATACGAAGACCTCGAATTAGTCAAGCAATTTGTCCGAGAGTGTCTCGATTCCAAGAGAGGCGATTGTTATGACAGCTGGATGCGCGTTGGCTGGTGTCTCCACACGATTTCTCCTAGCGCAGATATGTTCGATCTCTGGATGGAATTTAGCGCAAGATCGCCCAAATTCTCACAAAACGACGTCGCAAAACTCAAGAAGGATTGGGACTTGGGAATGCGCAAGGAGGGCGACGGCCGGCGACTCACGATTCGCAGCCTCCGTCACTGGGCCAGAGAGGACAACCTCGACGCCTACATGAAAATCATCGAGAAGGATCTCGTGAGCTATGTTCTCCACTGCATCTCGCCAACACACAACCACGTTGCGAGACTCATGAAGCGCATGTTCCAGGACACATATCGTGCAGCCATCAACAATCGCAGCACGGACTGGTTCGAGTTTAATGCTGACCTCCATCTTTGGAAGCGAATCAATCAAGGCATGTCTCTCAGAAACAAGATTAGTCTTGACGTGGCCGATATGATCATGTTGGCCCGAGAGCGATTCAAGCACGATCCAGAATACAACAAGATGGAGGCAATTGCAACGAACAACAACAGTCTCTCAGCACTCAATGCATCACTCACTGAGCTCATTGAGAAGCGCAAGGCTCTACGTGAGCAGAACAAGATTGATGAGGGTCGCGAACTCGACTCGCAAATCAAGGACGCCGAGTCAGCCATCGACTTCATCACGAAGAAACAGGAGTTGCAGCGGGCCGACGTCAAGGACAAGAAGTTCTCCGAGCTAACTGAACTGGAAAACAGACTCTACAATTGCGGATTCAAGGACAGCGTCATGAAAGAGTGTATCGGCCTCTTCTATGAGGAGGACTTCGAGGGAAAGCTGAATTCCAATCCCCACAGAATCGGTTGCGCCAACGGAGTCATCCGGCTGGATGCCATTAAACCGGACCCTGCGAATCCTGGAAAGATGAAGGGCATGAGTAAGGCTGAGGGCGATCCCTTCAACTTCTTTGAGCACGGCACTCCAGACGACTACGTGACTTTCCAGGCAGGACGTGATATGCCCGAACACGAGGCGCTTCACTATCGTGAATATGACCCAGACGATCCGAATCAGATTGAAATTGCCGACTTCTTCTCGAAACTCTTTCCCCGACCAGATCTCCGGGCTTGGGTTCTCAAACTCCTGGCATCCTGCCTCGAAGGCAAGAATCGTGAGCAGTGCTACTACACTCTGCAGGGCGTAGGTGGCAATGGAAAGTCGAAGCTCGTTGATCTGATGGTGATGACTCTCGGCGACTACCAGTCCTCGCTCCAATCGACGGCTTTGACTCGCAAGCGGCCGGAGTCTGGTGCAGCGAATCCCGATATCATGAGTATCAAGAACAAGCGATTCATTTATATGCAGGAGCCGGATGACAGGGAGCCGCTGAATACGAGTCGGATGAAGCAATTCAGTGGTGAGGATGCAGTTGAGGCTCGTGCCTTGTATGGCGACCAGGATCGCTTCAAGGTTGCAGGCAAGCTCTTTATGATGTGCAATTCTCTTCCGGCCATTAATACTATGGACAGAGGCACCTGGCGCCGTGTTCGTCTCATTCCCATTGAGAGCAAGTTTGTCAATCCTGGTGATAAGGAGCTCGGTCAGCCGAATGTGTTCTTGAAGGACATGAATCTGAATGTGAAGTTGAAGCGGTGGCGTGAGTCATTCTTTGGACTGCTTGTCCACATCTACGTGACGGAGTATGCCGTCTCAGATAATGGGACGCTTGAGCCTGCTCCCGAAGTCGTGATGAATGAGAGTCTCAAGTATCGCGAGGCATTCGACTCTTATGCGAAGTTCCGATTCGGCCGTATGCGCGTTGATCGCAACAGTGACGAGAAGGTCACTCTATCAGACATCTGGCGAGCCTACAGATACTGGTATGAGGCAGTCGGAGGGGCTGGTAAGAAGCTCACACAGGCTGACTTAAATCGCCGTCTGGAGGACGAATTCGGAAAGCCGAAGGAGAGTAAGTTCTACAGTGGCCTCTTCGTGTTTAACACGGAAGAGGACGCTGAGGCGTATGATGAGGAGCAAAGGTTAGTCTAGACAAGTCTATCCGTACCGTTGAATGAGACCCATAGATATAAATCCAAGAACAATAAAACCTACAAATGTTCCTGCAGCAGCTGCAGCATTTGCTGTGGTGGCATTTACATAAATTGTGACAACAATCATAAGAGCCGCATATGAGACATAAAATAATAGAAGCGTGAATCCTTGAAGAGTAGAGCCATATGTAGGAATAGGTGCTTGAGTCTCTGCTTCAAAGGCAGCATCATAAGCATTCTCATGTTCAACCATAGTATTCACAACAGGTCCAACCTTTGATGCTAATTTCAAAAGAGTTTCAACGGACTCCTTTTCTTTTTGTAAAAGAGTCTTTAAAAATGGTGTGGGTGTATATGCATTCACAGTTGAACTTGTAGATGAACTTGCACCGCTTCTAAGACTTGTTTCAGGTTGAGCAGATGAAGTAGCACATCTAGCCCTATTTGAATTTGAATTTGAATTTGCACGTGCATTGCCGGGATTAGGAGCTTTTGTGTGTTTTGTGACACTGGATTTTGGAATTTTCAATAAGTCGTTAAATAGATTTTCATTAGCAAATCCTTCTATGTCCCCCTTCATTTCTATCATTATCCTCTGAAGATAATTAACCCCAATGCTGAGAAGCGCCTAAAATTGAGTATAACCATTCCCTATATAATAGATACATGGCACAGTATATTGAAAAGGTGTTTCGTTCTAGACAAGTTCTCCTTGAAATCCTATATGAGCGTGGTTATGACACGACTGGTGTAGAGAAATATGGTCCGAATGAGATTCGTGAGGCCCTTGCAGCAACACCAAACGGCAAGGCCTTAGAGTTTATGGTGAAGGCTCGGGAAGGCATGAACCCGCCCACACAAAATGTTCGCATCTACATATTCTTACAGCGGCTCAAGCAGAAGTTACCGGGATTCTTGACATCCCTTGAGACGCCTATAGGTGCATCCGCAGATCAGAGTTCAAGACAGGTGGATAAACTCGGTTCTCCGGTTGATCCTGCACTAACATCTGTTATCTGCCTAATCAATGAGCCGGTTGTTCCAGTCTTCAATGCGGCAGCGAACATGGTTTGGAGCAAACGAAATCTCCGGTTGAGCTTCTTCTATATCGACAGTTTCCAAATGAATCCGCTCAAGCACTATCTAGTCCCGCCACACGAAATCGTGCCAAGAGAGCAGCATGAGAGTTTAATGAAGGATCTCTATATTACTACGCCTGCACAGTTCCCTTTGATCCGCTATCATGAGGATCCGATTACACGAGTGATTGGGTCAATTCCAGGAGATATTATAAAGATTACACGCCCTTCTCCGTCTGCAGGAGAATACACGGTTTATCGTGTATGTGTTGCGTAGCGCCAACTGCTGAAATTACATTTCATCAGTTGTTGCTATCCGTATTGAGTGCTTAATTCGCACTCAACGGTAAATAAATCACATAAATTAGAGGGGCCTTATAATGCCGCAGAATAATAATTATAAACAGGATTTTTTAGCGATTAAATATGATTATGACACACAATGTTCCATGAGTGAAGATGTGCTGACAAATATGATATCAAATCTTGATACTCAAATAAAATTATCGGGGCAACCTGTAACAGCTCCTGTAACAAATCCCTTGTCTCAGTTATGCGGTTCGGGTGGAAGAGCAAGTAGTGATGGAAGAATTCGTCTATATAATAAGGATGAATGTGAACAAGGATTGAATGGAATTTATAAAGATAATGGCGAATGTTTTAAAAGGGGGGGTGGGTCTTATAGCTGGGATTGTCGCAGTTTAAATACAATGCCAGTAAGTGAACCTTCTAATAATGTCAAATCAGATATATCAGGCGCCTTTCAACCAATCGGGCAATACTATTCAAATCTCTTGGATATCAAAAAGCGACTCAACACGTTTTTAGAGGATGCATCAGATGAGATTGGGGAATCACAAAGCTATCTGGCAAATGAAGAGAGATATGACAATCGTGCGCACCCTGAAAATTCAGTAACATCTAAGGAAATCGCCTATGGTCTTTTTTCTGAAGTCCGCCCATCAACCATACCAATTCTAATGGCTCTCGGCACCTTTATGGCATCTGTATCAATACTGATGATATTCCAAATGGTTGGATTTACAAGTCAGATAAACGTTCCTCCGGCCGTTATAGCATTCCAAACATGGTTAGCAACACCCGGTCAAGTGCCCGCCTATCAGAATCCAATGATACTTGGTGGCGTAATCACAGTTTTATCTGTAGCTGTCGTTTTACTCGGGCTCATGTATTTAAGATCCAGGCAATAGAATTTAATATCAAATGATAATAGATGTCCGATTTAGGGTTTTGTGATGAATTTTCTGGTGGTGACACTACATCATTATCAAAATCTAATTTTACTGCCACATATTCAGGCAATCAGTCATGCATACCATCAACAAATGTTATTAACAGCGATGGCAGCGTAAACTCAGCAGCATTGAATTCTTGGGTCGACACACTTCTCAGTAATACAAGCGCAACTGCCATTAATCCTACAAACCCGCAATTCGGAGGACAAGAAAATCCTGCAGGCGATTTTGCATCAAAATCCAAAGTTCTCAGAGAGAATATCAAGAAGGAGTATTGCTTTTATTACAAGCGATACATATGGGCCATGCAGAAGATTTTAAATGATGCGACGAATTCATCTGGAGTTGTTGATCCCGCGTTAAAAGAGGGTGCGCAATCATTGAATAATAAGCTTAATACCATACTTTTGGTGATGAAGGCCCTTGTTAATTCCAGACTCAATACCTTAGAAACATATTACGGCGACAAGGGCGTGAATAGATTGAATAGCGATCTTGATACGGCTCGCACAAATCTGAAAACTCATTCCGAGCAACTTCAGAAAAATGATATGAATACGGATATCCAATCGTCGATGATAGAGTATTCTCTAGAAAAGAATTCATCATCCCGGAATCTACTGGCGATATATGGATTCATGAATATTGTGGCGGTCGGTCTCCTTTTTTACTTGTATAAAAATACGAAATAGTCTGATAATCTAACCAATATTTAATGTAATTGCCTTGCAATTAGATTAAATAATTAAACGATAATAGAGTAGATGGCATCTTTAACAGATAGCATTAATAATGCAAAAACTACAGCGGATTTCGAGCTGTCCTCATATTTCTCTCAAATGAGCGCAAGCGACAAGGCTGATTATGCAGGTGAAAATGCAATGCAAGCTCTCAATCGTATAAAGGCCCTTAAACAGGACAGATTCACGTATTTAAATGAGGATTTGAGAGGTGCAGACAATAATTTAACATCTACGGCATATTACATTACTCGTACAAGTGATTTGAAGAATATGGCGTCTGATATTGACACTGTTGCAGCGAAACAATTGGCCGTATCAGATATTAATGCAGGTGTTACACTTAGACAGAATGAGATTAACGAGTGGGCAAATGATAATAAACTCGACACGCTATATTTCTTACAGGTACTATTTATATCATTAACATTCATTTCGTCACTCATGTTTTTAAATTCTAAGGGTCTAATCTCATCATATCTATTGAATCTCTGTATAGTGCTAGTCGGTGCATTTGCTGCCTTTGTTCTTATAACACGTGCTCGTTACACGAATGTCAGACGCAACCCTCGTTACTGGAATAAGATGCGCTTTACTAAGGAGGCTGGTGAATCATCCGATGATACATGTCCGCCTGCGCCTAACGATGGTGCAACAACAGCAGAAAAGGCTCCTAAAAAGGTATTACAATGCAATTACGTTGATGCCGCTAGCGACGCTAATTCCGAATTAAATTCTGCTTGGGGATCTTCTTAAACCAGCAGGTATCAAATCATTAATTCTTAGAATTAAGTATTCTTAGAATTAAGTATTTTATTATAATAGAATGCCATCACCAAATAAGACTCGCCGTTCTGGGAATCGCTCATCTGGCAGCAGAAGTCGCAACTCGTCTAGAAGCCGTGCGTCTGGAAGCCGCAGTGCGTCTGGAAGCCGCAGTGCGTCTGGTAGCCGCAGTGCGTCTCCTCCCAAGCTTACGGCTGCGCAAGAAAAGGCTGCAAAGGCTGCGAGACATGCAGCAAGTATCGCTGAAAAGGCTGCGATGACCGCTGCCGGTGCAGTAGGTGCTACGGCTGCAAAGCTCTCAGGTCAGCAGGCTGTTCTTGCTAAGTTAGCAAAAAAGGCTGAGGAAAAGGCTTCAGCTGCGGCTGCGGCTGCTGCAAAGGCTAAGCCTGAGACTAAGGAGGAGAAGGCTGCAAGACATGCTAAGGAGGAGAAAATGAAGAGATTTTTCAGAAAGATGGGTTCAGGTGGAGCTGGTGGAGCACCAATTGATATGAGATATATGAGTAGTGCAGAACAGATGAGAGAGGGAGCTGCAAGAGGACTTGAGCGGGAGATTGATGCCATGTATGGCAAGAAGTGAATTTGCTAATAAACAAATTAGCCCATCTTAGAAACGGTCACTGTCACATTTGCCCCACCTGACTGTTGCCCCTCGCTTTCACCTGCGCCAGGTGCGAATCCCACTCTACCCTTTTTCAATGTAAAGCTCTTCTTTGGCTTAGGACCTTGAGGTTGCGCAAACTGGCTCATAGAAGTGGGATCCGTCTGAATTGCAAATGTTGGTGGGGCACCAGGAACACCCGAAGTAAACATCTGAGCTGGCTGTGCCGGCTGAGCTGTTTGAGAGGCATATATTGCAGAACCAGGACCCATATTTACACCAGGATATGGCGTTAGGTTATACTGAGGGTATCCTTGTTGAGGATAGCCCTGCTGAGGATAAGGATAGCCCTGCTGAGGATAGCCATATGACGGACCCATCATCATCG